CTTTAATCGGGCTAGCGACTTCAATGAACCCACATTTCTAAGGGGTCGTCAACGATGGACATAACCTTTTCTTTTCTTAGATTAGGTGTGTTAGACGTTAAACCATCAAGATCATTATACTAATGACGGTACAACACACACATAAAACTAATAATAAGTTAAATGGTGGGGTATTGAAATATTTGAAAGATTTACTAACGGCGAGAGACCTCCTGATCAGATGATTGGAAGGTGATTCTAAAGAATTAATGGATGCGACACAGGTCCACACCCAGCCTCTAGATAACTCGGTTAGAGCACAAGACGTAATCCAGTACTTTAAAAAGTTAGAGAACCTGATGATCCATAATGGACTTAAAGGAACTCTTGGGATTGTGAAAACAAGTAGAAATTACTTCAATCTATATCTCGCTGGAACTACTCCTGACTCCCCACGGAAATTCTTGAAAGGGGGTCCATCTATAGGAGTTAGTAAAGGTCTCCCAACACTTTTACCTTACACGTTAAGGAATTCGGTTAGGCGTGGGAACAAGCAGGCGATTAGATGATGCCTGACCCTCTTATTTATATTTAGATATATACCTACCGAAGTAGTCGAAACTGATTATGATTCCATTATTAAACCAGTAGTAGATTTACAAGTTCCTAATGACTTCGTACCATTTATGATGTCTGAAGTGTCTAAAAATAAATGACACTTGACTCTTGAACGTTGTGAAGTAGAATCTCGAAATACTGGTTCTATGGGACCAAATGGACCCGCGATGGAAACATCGTTTTATGACTATGAAAATGTTATCAAGAAACCTGAGTATAATCTTTACTTCTCAGCTCTTGTGATTTTGGGATATACAGGATCTGCATCACAACAAAATTCTGGTGTAGTGAATATCGTCCCCGAAAAGACACGTGGAAAAGAGTTAAAGACTATAAAATGTCCTGATACTCTTCGGAGATTAACCTTTATTCCTGATAAAGAAGGGAAGACAAGAGGAATAGCCGTGTTTGATTATATTACACAGTGTGTACTTAAACCTATACATGATAATCAGGCAAAGATTCTTTCCATAATCCCTAATGACTATACCTTTAACCAGAATGGTTACAAGGAGAAAATTCAAAGTTATTTTCGGATGTCTTATTCCAAGAGACCAACATGCT